GATGTTGATAGTGTCGATACAGTGGCCACTGGCGATTTCTTATTGCATGACGGAAGTGAATATAAATTTGTAAACTTTGTAAGTGAAGTGCAATCTTATGTCAATGCTGGAACTGGCAACATTCAAATTCAAACATTGACAGACGTGAATAGCGGAGACACTATCGCAAATGGCGATATTATGTTGTATGACGGTGGTAGTAGTCACTTTGGTTTTATAAATCTTGGAAGCGAAATAACTTCGTATATCAATTCTGCATTTAGTACAAAATCAACAACAGATTTATCCGAAGGTACAAATCTTTATTATACTGATGCGAGAGTACAGACTAAACTTGGTGACGTATCAGGACATATTATACCCGACACGGATGTTACATATGATCTAGGTAGTTCTACCAAAAAATTCAGAGATTTGTATTTGAGTGGTAGTTCAATTATATTAGGAAATATAGAACTAAAAGATAACAGTGGCGTTTTTGAAACGACTCCTGTAGGTGGTGGAACAACAGAAATATTTGCAACAGAGTCCCACGTTGCAACGCAAATTGCAAATTTAGTAGACACTGCCCCTACCACACTGGATACACTTAATGAACTGGCCGCAGCTCTTGGTGATGATGCAAATTTCAGTACAACGATAACAAATTCTATTGCAACCAAACTTGCAACGGCGGATTTTACATCAACTGCAAATACATGGTTGACAACTAAATCAACTTCTGATATAACAGAAGGTACAAATCTTTATTATACAGATTCAAGAGTACGGACACATATCACTGGTGCTGATCTCGACATGGGATCAAACGACATTACCACAACTGGTAAAATGTTGTTTGCGAATATGTATGCATCCACTGGCGACTTGCCGAGTGCTACCACATATCATGGTATGTTCGCCCATGTACATGGTACTGGCAAAGGATATTTTGCTCATGGTGGTAATTGGGTAGAACTTGCAAATAATAGTCAAATTATTGCACAGGATTTTTCTTGGGCTTCAATTACTGGTAAACCAACAACGATTGCTGGTTATGGTATCACTGATGCGTTCGATGGAGTATTTGGTTCTTTAACAGGTACACCTACCACGATTGCTGGTTATGGTATCACAGATGCATTTGATGGTACATATGCGTCTTTGACAGGTACACCGACAATTCCAACATCTATTAATAATTTGACAGATGTGGACATTTATACAAATGCTCCTACAAATGGCCAAACTTTGGTATGGGATAATGCAAATAGTAAATTTATTCCGGGCGCGGCAAGTAGTAGTTATAATGATGCGGCAGTAGATACACATTTAAATCAATCCAATCCGACAAGTGGATATGTATTAAGTTGGAATGGTACAGATTATGCATGGGTTGCACAATCTGGTGGTGGCGGTGCTGCGACTCTACAAGTTTCAGATGCGGCCCCGTCAAGTCCTACTGCAAACGATCTTTGGTTGAATAGTACCAATATGAAACTATTTGTATATTATGCAGATGGTTCATCAAATCAATGGGTTGAGGTTGGAGCTGGTGGAACAATATCGGGTGGCGGTGGTGGAGGTTCTTCTGTTACTGTGTCGGATGCTGCACCATCAAGTCCGGCTGACGGCGATATGTGGTTCAATTCTACAGACACAAAATTATACATTTACTATAATGATGGTTCATCGAGTCAGTGGGTACAGGCATTGCCGTCTGGGGGATCTGGTGGTAGTAGCGCATCATCAAATACATGGGTAGAAAAAACTGCCGCATATACTGTAGTCGCTGGAGAGAAATTATTAGTAGATTGTAGTTCTGTCGCAGTAACGGTAACACTTCCTGCGGCCGCGGCATTAGGAGATGAGATAAGAATTATAGATGCAACTGGAAATTCCAGTACGAATAACATAACAATCGCCAGAAACGGACATAAGATACAAGGTGCTTCGGATGATTTGACTATCAACACCGACCGAGCGGCATTTGGATTAGTATATTATAACGCCGCACAGGGCTGGTTGTTGACGGAGAGATAATAAAATGGCATATGAATACCCCTGCAAAATTCTCAGAATTGTAGACGGCGACACCGTGGACGTTGATATTGATTTAGGTTTTGGTGTATGGATACACCGAGAGCGCGTCCGTATCATGGGAATTGATACACCAGAATCAAGAACAAGAGATTTGACAGAAAAGGCGTTTGGCCTTGCTGCGAAAGAATTTGTCAAGACTATGATGCCTATCGGTAGTATGCAGATGATTAAAACTGAAAAAGACAAGACAGGAAAATTCGGACGAATTCTTGGAGATTTCTTGTTTGATGGAAAAAGACTCACAGAAATTATGATAGAAGAAAATCACGCAGTTCCATATTTCGGTGGTAGTAAAGATGAAACACAGGCTGCACATATGGCAAATAGAGAAATTCTTTTAGAAAAGGGTTTGGTAACTCTTGGGGAATTATAATTATAAATAGTCATAAAAGAGGACTGTTATGCCTGCTATCACATCTCGCACAGCGTTTAAATCATATTGCCAAAGAAAACTGGGTTCTCCCGTCATACAAATAAATGTATCTGACGATCAAATAGAAGATAGAATTGACGATGCCTTAGAGTATTATCAAGACTATCATTTTGATGCAGTAGAAGATACATATGTTCCTTATAAACTCACTAGTTCTGATATTACAAATAATTATATCACGACAGACCAGAGTATTGTCGGAATTAAACAGGTAATTCCCCTCTATCAAAAAAATAGTTTCTCGACAAATATGTTTGATGTTAAGTATCAATTATTTTTGAATGATGTATATAATCTTACAAGTGCCGAAATGTTGACATATCAGGTCACTCAAGATCACCTACAAATGGTAAATACCATTATTCATGGCACCGTGCCAATTCGATACCAAAGACATATGAATAAACTATTCATGGATGTTGATTGGGGGTTTGACATAAAAGAGGATGAATATGTTATTATGGAAGTCACAAAAATAATCGATCCTGATGTCTATACAGATGTGTGGAATGATAGGTGGTTGAAAAGATATGCAACGGCTCTAATCAAAAAACAATGGGGTGAAAATTTGAGTAAATTCGAGGGGGTACAACTGCCCGGCGGAATTACTTTCAGCGGTGCGAATATTCTACAAGAGGCCAAGGAAGAGATTCAAGTATTAGAAGAACAAATGTCTCTTAACTATGAATTACCCGTTGATATAATGATCGGTTAATAACAATGGTAACGAACGCATACATAAACAACACAACTTATACTCAAGAACAAGATTTGATCGGAAGTCTTGTCATTGAATCTATACAGATGCACGGCCAAGATTTTACCTATATTCCAAGAACTATTGTAAAAGAAGATACAATATTTAACGAGGATACAGTGTCAAGTTTCACAAACGCATATACAGTAGAAATGTATATAGACAGTGTAGAAGGGTTTGAAGGCGAGGGAGAAATGTTGAGTCAATTTGGTTTGAATGTAAGTGACCAACTAATAACCACTGTTTCGAAAACTAGATTTACAACTGAAACTAGTATGAGTAGGCCAAAAGTTGGAGATTTGATATATTTGCCATTAGTTGACAAAGCATTTGAAATAAAATTTGTTGAAGATGAAGTTCCATTTTTTCAATTAGGAAAAATGCATGTTTTCCAACTTACCACAGAATTATTTGAATATTCACATGAAACTGTCAATACTGGTATAGTAGAAATTGACAATAATTTTTCAGACGCTCAGATTGCAGATGATACTATAGATAATCAACCAGATGTAGATACGGGACTCACGCCACTTTCACCAGCAGTAACAGATGGTGTTATAGACTTTACCACCACAAATCCTTTCAGTGAGGATTATTAAATGTTAGGAAATCCACACTTCTATAGAGGGACAATTAGAAACTATGTTATTGCATTTGGTTCTATGTTTAATGATGTCCAAATAAAAAGAACTAATGCTGCGGGGGCAGTATTAAAAACAATAGATGTTCCTTTGGCATATGGGCCAATCCAAAAATATTTAACAAGAATTAATATGGTTGATGATGGTGGTAATGCGGCAATAGTTTTACCTAGAATGTCTTTTGAAATTTCTGGATTTACATATTCGCCAGAAAGAAAACTTTCTAAAGTTGGAAAGATAACTAAACAAAATAATTCTTCTGATATCAATAAAAAGAATGTTATATATAATCCGGTTCCATATGATATTTCATTTACTCTTTCGGTTATGACAAAAAATGCAGATGATGCTACTCAAATCGTAGAACAAATTTTACCATATTTTACGCCGAGTTTTGTAATTCCTATCAAAGAAGTTGGGGAAATGGGAATTGTCAGGGACACACCTCTTACATTAAATTCCGTAGACTACCAAGACGAATATGAAGGTGATTACTTATCCAGAAGATCGTTAGTATGGACAATGGAATTTACTATGCAAGGATTTTTATACGGACTCCCCAGAGAACAAAAGTTAATTCGAACAGCCATAACCAATACTAAAAAATTAAATACAACCGATCAATTTACAAAAAACACTATAACTACTAATCCATCGGATGCCCTTGAGACTGATAATTTTAGTTTTGTCAATACATTTGATGAAGATTTTGGAGATGTATAATGAAAGAATTTAATAACGAACATTTAAGCAAATTCTTAGATATAGAAAACGATATGGATCAAGGTAAGTTAGAAGTGTACAATGAAAAAGAATCTACGGAATTAGTCAGAGGCGATGAAATATCCGATGATTATGCTCTAAGAAGAAAAACATTACATAACTTAGTAGATACTGGACAGGACGCTTTAGCACATATGATGTTAGTTGCAAAAGAGAGCGATCACCCTCGAGCATTTGAGGTTGTAGGTCAACTTATGAAAACAACTTCTGATATGGTTGCAGATTTGACAAAACTCCAAATCGAAATGAATAAAATAGAATCAGAAAAAGGCGGCCCGAGTAAAGTAGTCAATAATAATTCAGTATTTGTTGGAGATACAAATGCATTATTGGAAATGCTAAAGGGTAAAAATAGAGAATGAATGAAATTTATAATAATAACCCAAATCTAAAAGGTTCGGGTGTGCAAATTGAATGGACGGAAGAACAAGCTAAAGAATATGTAAAATGTATGGAAGATCCTATATATTTTATAAAAACATATGTTAAAATTGTCAATCTCGATCAGGGGTTGGTAAATTTTAACATGTATCCATTTCAAGAAAAAATGGTGGAAAATTTTTACGAAAATCGTTTTACTATTTGTAAAATTGGTAGACAGTCAGGGAAATCCATCACCAGCATTGCATTTTTTCTACATTACATTCTATTCAACAAAGATGTTTCAGTCGCATTGCTTGCAAACAAACTTGCAACTGCCAGAGAATTGCTAGGGCGATTACAAATGGCATATGAACATCTTCCCAAATGGTTACAACAGGGTGTTGAAGTTTGGAATAAAGGTAATATAGAATTGGAAAACGGTTCTAGAATTATGGCGGCCGCGACATCATCTTCTGCAATTCGTGGCGGTTCGTTTAACATACTATTTTTAGACGAATTTGCGTTTGTTCCTGTAGAACTTGCAGAAGAATTTTTCAATTCAGTTTATCCAACTATTTCATCTGGACAATCAACAAAAGTGATTATCGTATCCACACCGCAAGGTATGAATCACTTTTACAAATTATGGGTGGACGCAGAAGAAGGTAGAAATTCTTATGTTCCTATTGAAGTACATTGGTCGGAAGTGCCCGGCAGAGATGAAAAATGGAAAGCTGAGACCATTAAGAATACCAGCGCAGAACAGTTTCGACAAGAGTTTGATACGGAATTTTTAGGTAGTACAAACACTTTGATAAATTTTACAAAATTAAAAAACATGCCGTATAAAATTCCAAGACAAAAATTAGAAAATGGGTCTCTCAAAATATATGAAAAGGTCAAAAAGAATAACATATATTTTATGACAGTAGATGTGTCAAGAGGAAAAGGAATGGATTATTCAGCGTTTTCTATATTTGACTGCACAGAAACACCGTATAAACAGGTAGTAACTTTTAGATCTAACGAAATACCACCTATGGTTTTTCCAACTGTTATCAATAGAATGTCAGATGTATATAACGAAGCACTAATTTTAGTCGAAATAAATGATGTTGGTCAACAGGTCAGTGATATATTGTATCACGATTTGGAAAATGTAAATCTAATAAGTATATCTAGTGATAATAGAAAGGGCCAGAGTATCAGCGGCGGTTTCGGTGGTTCGAATAAAAGTTTAGGAATCAGAACCACAAAGGCAACCAAAAAAATTGGTTGTATGAATTTAAAAAGTTTAATCGAAGAAGATAAATTATATATTCGTGATTATGAAACAATAAACGAATTGACATCATTTGTCCAAAAAGGTCCAAAATTTGAAGCTGAAAGGGGTAGGAATGACGATCTTGTGGATACTTTAATATTATTTGCATGGATGACAACTGACCCATATTTCAAATCTATGTGCGATGTAGATATTCGAAGAGAAATATATGATGAACGAATGAGACACCTAGAAGAAGATATGTTACCATTTGGATTCATATCAAGCGGCCTCGATGATGAGAGTTTTGTCGATGACAGTGGGGATTTGTGGAGAGTCAATCCGATTGACCACACTGTATAATTTTTAGAATAAGTGAGTT